GCCAAGTTGTAGCGGATCCGAAGCACCCCGAAAAAAGGGCGTGCAATAGTGGACTTCCATCAACTTTGGAGAATGGATTCCAGTATAACATACTCCAAAATACACCTACCCAAAATCCCGTACAAAGGGTGCAGTTAACGAGCTTTCCTAGGGGAGGTACGATTCTTGAAATTAAGTTTCGCACCGGCTCCATGATAGTTGAGCTTACGATAATTGTTGTCATGCCGTAGCATGCCAAGATCCAAACTAGAACACTTACTAAATAATCCATTATGGTAATCCGTGAGTCTTATCTGTAGGCAATTTAGAATACTTCAAGGTAGATACATGTTCTCTCATAAATTTATCTCTAGCTGAGAACCAACCCTCTCTCATCATACCCGAAGACTCATGCATTGCTATTATAGGAACTACATAGTTTGAAAATCCATCCAGGTGTGCTTTATACGTTAAGTGAATATCGTAGAAGTCCCACCCCGAGTCTAAATAGTCTGGTTGCTCTAGTCCTATCTTTTTAAGATTGCCGTATGTTATCGCCAGGAAGCATCCATCTAAAACTACAACCTGTCCGCTTTTTCCAAAGTAGTTCGGAGTCATTGTTTGATGATCATTCCCCTGGAATACGAAACCCCTTGCGTCGCCTGTTCTTCTTGCATTCCACCAAGACCCATCTCCAGGCATATGACATCCACCTGCTAACCCTATAAAACCTACTCCAGGCTTTCGCGCTATAATTAAATTATTGTAAAGGTCTTCTGTCTTAGAAAGTATCTCTATGTCATCATGACATAAAACTATAATATCTCCATCTTCTAAAGGCATTCCTTTAAAGAAATCTAAGTTAGACTTATGACCTTGATAAATAGATGTAGCATCATAATTAATTTTGATACCAAAGGATTCATTACCTTTTAGGTAATCTACTAACTTTTGTAAAGATTTAGGTTGTTTATCCTTTCTAGTACATACAGAAAAGTATATCATGAATAATAATAGCAAAGATATAGAAAAAATCGCTAGTGAATTTCAAAAATGTTCTAGAGATTGCGAATATTTTACAAATAATTACATCAAGGTTGTTCACCCCATGAGGGGAATGGTAAACTTCAAACTTTACCCATTTCAATCTAGGATTCTAGATGAGTTTCAAGACTACAGACTAACCATCCTCAGAAAATTTAGGCAGGCTGGCTGTACTACACTGATGGCTGCTTATGCACTACACTTCTGCATTTTTGGTACAAATAAAAGAGTTGCAATCCTCTCCAAGGGGGATGCAGAGGCGAAAGAAGTAATATCCAGAATAAAAATTATGTATGAAGAGTTACCTTTCTGGATGAAGCCTAAAACTACCAGAGATAACGACCACACACTTTCTTTTGAGAATGGATCATCTATTCAGTCGAAGGCTTCAGGAAAGCAATCAGGACGCTCTATATCGGCTTCTCTGCTCATATTAGATGAGGCGGCATTCATTGAGCACATTGATACTATTTGGGCCGCTGTAGGTCCCACAACGTCCACTGGAGGGCGTGTTGTGTGCCTCTCCACAGTTAACGGTATAGGTAATTGGTTTCACAAAATGTATACCCAAGCAATGGAGGGTAGTAATGGATTTCACCCTATTGATATCACTTGGAATGAGCATCCTGAATATAAAAGACAGAAAGGTTTTGAGTGGTTGTATGAACAGATGGAATCTTGCAATCCTCCAATATTTGTCGATGAGTGGGAAAAACAAACTAGGCGTAAACACAGCTACAAAGAATGGCTTCAGGAGTATGAGGCTAGCTTCTTGGGTACAGGAGAAACTTATATTGAAGGTGAGATACTCAGGAATCTAAAAGAAAACTGCAATAGTAATTACTGGATAAAGTATAACAACAGGTTGAGAGTTTGGGAAGATCCTCAGCCTAATCATGAATATGTTCTAGCAGCCGACCCCTCTATTGGGCGAGAAAGGGATTATTCAGCCTTCCATATTATTGACATCTATAATGGTAAGCAGGTTGCAGAGTTTTACTCAAACAGGACTCCCATAAATGAGTTTGCTAAAATTATAGCAGACGAGGCTAGGCTTTACAACACTGCGTTTGTCTGCCCAGAAAGAAACGGTATTGGTAACAACCTAATTTATTTCTTGAAGGAAGAGCTAGAATACGAAAACCTTGTAATGGATGACAAGAGAGAAATTGGAATACTGATAACTCAGAAAAATAAAGAGAATATGCTTGCTGAGTTGGAGCATAATATTAGGTCTGGAAGAGTTTTAATTAGCTCTGATAGGCTTATCAACGAGTTGTTGACTTTCATTATTGACCCTGAGTCGGGTAGGGTCAGACCAGATAAAAACTGTCATGATGATTTAATCATGGCCTTTGCTACTGGAATTAAGATTTTTAATAGTTTAAGGGGAAATGCGTTCATAGAAAAGGCAGAAGATAAAACTTATATCCCAGCAGCTATCCAGAACGCTTATACATATAAGGTGAAGACCTCTAGAAATGAGCTTACCGAAGAGAATATTAAATGGCTGATAGGAAAATAAGAGAAGGCGCAGAGGGTTTTTCACAATTTGCAGACCCAAACCAGCCTTATAATAAGCCGTTCGGCTTAATTGGTAGATTTTTTAAGAAATTCTTTGCCAGAGAGGTAGAGGATGTAAAAGACGATCAGTACGTAGATCCAATCTCTCTTAGAAAAGTAGCAGCACCTAAGCCTCTGCAAGGTGATGCCATACAGAGTAAAGATGTTATTAAAGTAGCATCAGAATTCAACCACGAAAAGACTTTCTATCCTGTGCTGCCACAGATTGAGCATGATAGAAAGAGAAGATATAAAGAATATGAGGATATGGATGGGTACCCAGAGATATCTTCTGCTTTCGACATTTACAGTGACGACTGCACGCAAGAAAATGTGGATGGGACTCCTTGGAAGATTGAGACAGACAACGAGATGGTTAAGACTGATATTTCACGAATGTTTGACCAGACTCACATGGAGAGGTATCTCTGGGATATTTCTAGAAACGTAGTGAAGTATGGTGATTTATTCATAGAAACAATCATCGACCTTAACAATGCAAAGAAGGGTATTCAAAGAGTTAAGATCTTAAACCCAACTTACATTTATCGTGTAGAAGATGAGTTCGGTTATCTTAAGCAGTTTGTTCAGGAAGTTCCAAAGAAAAATGATTGGTCCTCTTATGGTGCAATGGGTCCTAAGTTAGATAAGACTCATATGATCTCGCTAGATCCTGGGCAAATTGTACACTTTAGACTTCACACCTCTGACCCGACTCACTACCCCTACGGTAAATCAATTGCGGCTGCTGCTAGAGTGACTTACAAAAGTCTCAAGATGATGGAAGATGCAATGCTCATCTATCGTTTAGTCAGAGCACCAGAGAGACGCATATTCTACATTGACACGGGATCTTTACCCGCTTCTAAAGCAGAGATGCATATTAAGAAGCAGATGGATAAGTTCAAGAAAAATAAAAGCTACAACTCCCAGACAGGAAATATTGAGGAAAACTTTAACGCTCTTGCTGCTGATGAAGACTTTTACATTGCTGTAAACGGTAGATCCTCTGGTACTAAGATTGAAACTCTTAAAGGTGCTGAAAACTTAGGGGAAGTTGATGATGTCAAGTATTTCCGAGACAAGCTTTTAGCTGCCATGAAGATACCAAAAGACTACATTGTTGAAAAAGATCAGGCTCCCGAAAGGAAAGCTAATCTTTCCCAGCTAGATGTTAAGTTCGCTCGCGTGATCACCAGAATCCAAAAGTCTCTTGAAATTGGGTTAGAGACCCTGGCTAAGAGGCACCTTATGCTTCGTGGTTATCCTGCCACTTTGATTGATGGTGTGCGTATTAAGTTACCTGCCCCTTCTGACATGGCTATCAAGAGATATCTGGAGACTGACGAGCAAAAGACCCGAGTGGTCCAAGCTGTGAAGAGTCTCGGTATTTTCCCAATGAAGAAAATATACAAGGATTATTACCAGCTTTCGGATGAAGAAATTGGGAGCATTGAGGATGGTCTAAAGGAGGATCAGAGTAATCCCGTATTTGGAGCGGTGGCCGCAGGTCAGCCTGGGGGAGCCCCTCCCCCGCCCGCAGGTGGAGAACCAATGGCAGAATCCAATGCCTTAGACTTTGATTCCATGAAGTCCTTGGCTATGGAGGCAGGTTGTGATGATGAATTGCTCGTTCTACTGGAGGACTTTAAGTCAAAGAGTCATTTTAACAAACAAGACGAAGAAGAACAGTCTAAATAATTTTGATGAAGTTTTAATATCATGTTAACGAATCTTATTGAAAATCGTGGGAAAGAGTTTAGTAATCTTATCAAAATAGGAGATTACTTAGCTAGAACCTTAAGGGAAAACGTCGAGATGTTTGGCGTTGAGGATGGTGTGGTCACTTACTTAACTGAGACTGGTAATGTCATAAGTGGTAAGTATTCTTTCAAGCCAGTATTAAAACTATCTAACATTGAAGTTGAAGACGCCAGTGTTCTTGAGGACAGAAAGGTGTATGAATCATCTGTAGATAAGAAAGTCTCTGAAGTTCTTTTTAGCCTGTTAGAAGACGATTATCAAGAGGCAGAAGGATCCTTTGATAAGATCCTGTCTCTCTTTGAAGCTAAGATGTCCTACGAAAGAATTAAGAATAGACTGTCTGAGAAGGTTCAAAGATTTGGGGAGCAAACCTCGGTTGTAACCAGCGAGCAGTTTGGAAGACTCTTTGAGATGAAGGACAATCTTGTTGAGTTCCTTATGGAAAACAGGGACACCGTTCAGACTCCTGGAATTCAGAATGGTATGAAACTTACGACTTTAGTTTCAACATCTTTTGAGCTTCCTCGTATGAGCGCGGAGCAATTAAAGGAAAACAAAGTTTTTGAAGTTTGCCCTAGGGGTAAGGTTGATCTCTATGAGTATCTTTGCAGAAAAGAGTTAGTTCAGAAAGAACTCATGGAGGCCAAGCAAAACTTTGAAAACATCTGGATAGAAAACGAGCAGATTCATGAGCTTGCTTCCATGGTGTTTGAGAGTGATGAAGAGGTTGTTCGTCACCAAGTGGCGCAAACCATTACTGAGGTTCCTTACTTTGCCTTAGCAACTAAGAAACAAATTTCTGGGATATTGCGTAACGCTCTTTCAATGAATGAGACGGCTATCAAAGCTAAAGACTTGAACTCTTTTGCAACTGACGTTTACCGTATGAAAAAGCCTGTAAAGGGGTTTGTTCTTGAAACTCTAAATGAAAAATACGGAATAGACATTAAGCAACTGACTGACGTTCCTACCTTTAAAACATTGGCCCTCACAGAGGCAGAACTTCTTAGGGCTATCGCTAGCAAGACCCCAGAAGGTTCTTTACTGGAAAAGACATTAACAGAACTTGCGGATATCCTTCCTCTTAAAGATGGCGCGGAAACAATTGATTTAGCCACTTTCTTAAGTGAGATCTTTGCAGCGGCTGACTACTCTGAGAGTCTCAATGAAAACAGCCTGATGAACTACATGGATTTCACTAAGGTTGCTCAAGACTTAGGAAAGATTGGAGATGTTCTTAAGATGCTTTCTCCTAAACTTCAAGATATGGCAGATGGCGAAATGGATATGGAAGATCAAGAGGGTGAAGCGGACCTAGGTTCTGAAGACCCCATGGATAGCGGTTCTGAAGCCAAACCACAAATGGATGCCGAGCAAGCTGCTGAAGAAGTGAAAGATGAAGAAGCAGGGCAAGAAGCACCTGCTGAAGACATGGAAGCAGAGGAAGAAGAAGACGAAACGCCAGAGGGCGATGTCGAGCCTGACGAAGAAAGCAAAAGCCAAGAAGAGGTTATGGACGCTCTGAATCAGCTTGAAGATCTGTTATCTGGTATTCTTAAGGACACAGACGACGATGAAGATGATAACAAAGATCCTGAGCAATACAAGAGCTAAAGGAGATAGTTAGTGTCTGAAAAGAAACATGCTTTAACTATAGGGTACAATTCAGATGGAGATGCAGATAAGCTTGTAGAAGTACAAGCCTCTGCTCTTCAAGTTAGCTCTTTTGATCTTGCTGACGTAGCTAGTGACCATATACCCACCGAAAACCAAGTATTAGCCTATTCTGCTGTTGGTGACGGAACTTTTTTGTATGCCCCTTCAACTATTGTTACAGGTGGTGGCGGTGGAGGAGGCGGGACCTTCAGCTTACCTACTGGGGCTATAGGAGATATTCTAAGATATACTGCTACTGATGCAGTTAACCCCATATCGTTTACTGGCGCTGGGCTCGCTACTACAGCTATCGTAGAGGCAGCTTCAGATGCCTTAGTGCCTAGGGACGGAGCTTTCACCGCAACTGGCCCTGCAACCTTTGCAACCAATCCAGTATCTTTCCCAGCAGGCTACAATGCTACTGGTCCTATTACTGTTACAGGTCCTTTAGACGTAACGGGTCCTACAACCCACGAAGGCACATTTACTTTTGATAGAAAGCCGAAGGTGGGGAGTACCGATATTGTAATTGACTCAGACCTCGCTGCTTATGCCACGAATGCTAACCTAGCGGCTACGGGAGCAGCTTTAGCAGCCACAGGTGCGCTGCTAGCCACTACCATTGCCGGTCTGGATGCCTATGTAACTGAAACTGAATATGATACTTCCGCCAGTTTATTTACAACCACGGGAACATTCTTTACTACGACTGGGACATTACTTGAAAAGCCTTCCACGGGTGGTGCCGGGGAACTTCTGGTTTACAATGCGGGTAATGATACGGCTACTACCTCAGTTTCAGACTTCCTAACAGACAATAGTCTTGTTACCTTTACAAATTTTGGGACTCAGCTAGGCAATAACGATGGTCTAACTAAAACAGAAGCCGCAGGTTTCTCCTCTACGTTGTTTGCTTCTGCTGCTTTCACTACTGCCGATGGTCGAGCCTTTATTAATAGTAACGCTGACTTATCCAATGTAGGCAAGGTTCTTACTACCACCCCCACGGATGGACAGGTCCTTGCCTATGACGGTAATAATTGGGCACCTAAAACTATCGTTGGAGGATTTGGTTTAATATCGCCGGGAGCAAAACTTGAAGGCGCGGAGCTTGTTCTTGAAACAAGCAACGTAATTACCACTCCTCCTGGAACTACCGGAAAGGGAGATGCTAACACTAACAAGCTGTTAGCATTCTCAGGTACAGATGCGTCGTCTACAAAGTTCGTAGGAAGTGAGTTTGGTATTGAGTTGATACAACAACCCGATCAAGCTATTACAGCAGGTGATAATTTTATATACTTTTCTGCTGATTTAAATGATGGTGGAACATCTGGCCCTGTAGCTACATCCCTAAACAGTAATGTTAAAAGTTTTATAGAAAATGGAAGTGGCACTAGTGTTGGTGTCCCTCAAGTTCTTCATAGGCAAGTTGGAGCCCCGGTAGCATCGTCTAACTCTACTAGCCTTGCAGAGCTTGTATCTTTTACTCTACCTGCTAACTACCTCGCATTGGGTGATATTGATATTAGGATTAGAGGCCGTCAGTTTGCACAGGGTTCAAACCTAAGATGGAATTTTAAAATAGCTGGGACCAATATACTTAATTCCAATATATCTCAGGGCACCTTCTCAGATTTTACTGTGTATAATATGCATATTCAGATATCAAAAACGGCAACTGATAAGCAGTTAGTAACCGCTAATTTTACACAATCGACAGGCTCAAGCTCGGCGGCTGGTAAAGGTAGTTGGGCAGGTACACACCGCGTCGGTCAAATCACAAATGATGGTGTTACCGCTGATGAGAGCACTGCATTAGCTTTATCTCTTGAGGCTCAACAAGCTAATTCGGCGCAAACAGTCACCGTGGATCAGTTTAGAGTTACTCTAATGCCTGATCCGGCCTAACCTAGAAGCATATCACCACGCTTAAGGGAATTGAACAAGCGGGTGTAAAACAGTTCACGAAGAGAATCTAACTCTCGCAAAACACTCGTCAAGTTCCTCACAGTTGTTTCTGTAATCTTTTCATCATCCTTGATGCCTTTTAGGATATCTGTGCAGGCATCAAGCATGTTCTGCTGATCTTTAGTAATCTTGTTGATTGTATCGATCTGCGCTTCTTTTGTAATAATTTCAGAATCGGACATTGTGTACCTCGAACTTTAGTCTTTTATAGTGTTGTATTCTTTGTTTTGAGTGATTCTCTAGGTAAGGAATTCGATCATAGAAATCGTAGAAATACATAGTATCTTTACCGTCTGCTTTACGGATACCTCTACCCAAACCCTGCAACGTTGGGACCTCGCCTGATAACCCTCTAGCATTAATCATGTGTGTAATCTCATCAATGCTAATACCAGTTTGCATAACGTTAGTGCCAATTATCGTAGCAGCCTTATCATCTTTTACGAACTTGGTTATAATATCATATCTACTATCAATATCATCTTTTCCTTCGATAGTATAGCAGTTACTAATTCTTTCTTGTAAGTTCTCAATGTGCTGCAAGTTTTTTACAAGAATTAAGATCTTAGCATTAGTATTAGATTGATATACTTTTGATACAATATCCTTAATTTTATCATTACGGATATCACAGTTTACCACGTATTGATCATAAATATCAAGGTAAGTTAAGTCATTATCAACAGATGATGTAGGAGTGTTATCTACAACTTGAATTATGGGCTTTGCAAGAGCACCATCTTTGATTAGATCCTCTGCTGTCCGAGTCGTGTATACAGGTCCAAAAGCTCCCTCTAATACCATCCTGGCGTTAATATCCTTTGCATTATCTCTTGGAGGTGTGGCAGTGAATGCGAGCCTGTAGGAAGCATTAGGGAAGCTT